ATTGCATAAACCAAAGCTTCGTCTAAACTCGGAAAAGCATGACCGGTGCTTCTTCCATTTGCATAAGAAAAGTATTCAACTATGGATACTTTTTCTTTCCTATCGTAAAACAAGGTTTCAACTATTGAGTAATCACCTATCTCATGTATTCCGATCACTTTACCCCACGTAAAAGGCACACCTTTTTTTAACTTCTCTAAATCCTCCGTTTTTTCCATCAGTTCTTCTGCAACTAGTTTTCTTGGCAATACGCAATCTAATTTCTTCTCGATTGTTTTCATTTTTCCCTTCTTCCTACAATCTGCCTTTCAATTCATCTTGCATCCGTTCAGCATCCTTAATAGCTTCTTTCTTTGTTGCCCTGTATTTTCCAGTAAAATATTCCTTTTCATTTATGACAACGTACCCTTCATAACGTGGAAGCTCTAAATGCCAAACCATGCGTGCTTTACAATTATCCTTTTTCATTTTTTTTCTTCTTCCAGTGTCATTATATTTTTTATTGATCTAAGCTGTTCTATATTCAATTTTGTTAAATCACTTTGACGGATGAAGTTTCTTATTCTTTCACATTCCTTTAATTCTTTATATGCTTTCAGTTCTGATTCTGATAACTGAATCAATGTAGGAATATTCCATTCAACCCGGCGATCAAGTCCCATCATAGAACCAAAGCAATTAAATTTATATTCAACTAATCTATTTTCATTTTTACCGGGTATATTATTAGCTATAATTCTTCCAGTTTCCGTAATTCGTTTGATAATTATTCTTTCATAGCTTTTATTGCCATAATACGAACGATCAATAAATACCTTATCACCTATTTTCAATTCTCTAAGCCATCCTGTACGTAAATCTTTGCTCATTTTTTCTCCGATTCATTAATTTAAAATTTTATTCTCTTTAAGAATCTTGATTTCTTTTTTTATTCCTTTGATTATTTCATCTTTCGTTGAGAAGCCCAAATGATTAATATAATAAGAAATAATAATAGTCATTAATTCTGTTTTCGTAAATTTAATCATTGATTCAATGCCAATGATAGAAGTATATTCATTCAACCTTGTTTTCATTTTCATTTCTCCCGTTTTATTTTACAAATGCTTCTAACAATTCTTCTTTTCCAATTACATAACTCATTCCATTTTTTGCACAAAGTCCATTAATTTTGAAACAATCTTTTTCCATAGAATTATTTATTATCAAAACCTCAATTCTATAAATTTCACCTTCTTCAATAATAAAATTGCATTTGCAATCAAATTTCACGGTTTTGATTGCCCTAACAATGGCAACACCGTACTCACCATTTTCAAAACCTTCATATAGATTCTTTCTTGATGGATTTCTAACTGCTTTCATTTTTGTTTCTCCCGTTTTATATAACTTACATCTTATAATAATTATACTCAACAAGGTATAATTGTCAAGTACCAACAATATAAATCACAAATATTGTAACCTTATTTATAAGAACGAATTTTAAGGATAGAAAGCATGAAAAGGCTTATTCTCTATTGTTTTTCCCTCTTTTCTTAACCTCATAACCAACTTAGCACTTTCGATCAGTCGTGCAGTAATACCATCATCAAATGCCGGATCAAATAGCGTTATCGAAGTCCGACAATACCAATGAAAAGGCGACCAAAATAATTTATCAGCAAAACGGGGTACGCCGGTCAAAGTGAAGTCTTTTTTATATGCTATATGCTGTCCGTGTACACGTAAACAGCAATCGGTAACGCGATTATCCATAACAGCGATTGCCTGCTTTTCGTTTTCCCATTTAGCAGTTACGGTTTGAAACTTATCCCAATACATCGAAGCTATCCATATCGCACCGGCATTCAGGATTGGAGCAACCCTAAAAATACCAGCCCTATAATCATCACCGAAAATTTCAGCAAAATCCCCACCTGTTTTTAGCATGGCTTCAACTGCATATATTTGAGAATCCATCACGCTTATAATAGCCATGACAGCACTCTCGATCAATTCATAATCAATAACTGCAGTATCGGGAATTTCTGCCCCATATTCCCTAAGCTGTGCAACCGCTTTTTCATATCCCATTGATTCAGCTTCAATCAAGATATTATATAAATCCTTATATATTGAATCCCTCTGCGATCTTACAATTTGCATTGTAGATGATACCGGCTCATCAATTTCAAGAGATTTCTGAACTGCGTAAAGCATGGTATCGTAGGACTGATATACTAATCCTTTCGTGTCTTTTGTTCCTATCTTACCGAATAGTTCCCCTAATTCCCGGTTTGATGTTTCAGATAACTTTATACATTCAAGATAAGGATTTTTACTCATTTTTCTCCATGCTTATATTCTTCGCTATCTTGATCTAACACTATAAATAATCCAACAAGCACCAATACGATAACAAAACCTATCAATTCCGATTCACCCGGCTTGATTTAATATTTTCATTTTTATTTTTCAAGTCTACTATATTTTTATTGGGGTCAATAGGATTGGTCTGAAAATTACGTTGTGCTTCAACTGCCAAAACTTTAGATTCTTTATTTAATTGATAGGTTTCATTTTCTAGCAGTTCTTTGATTTTCTTTTCATCGTACCCATTCCATCTTAAGAATAATTCAAGAGGCACACCGTTTAACTTTGCTTGATTCGCTACTTTCCAGAATAAATCATCACGTTCCAATTCTTCGTACGGATCACTCTGAAATACAGCACGTTTGCCTATGGAATGCTGACTATTACCGGTTTTATATGAATCAATGTTGAAGTCTGAAAAACCTTCATATCCACGCATTCCACCGATTGAAATAGCCATCATTTGCGCTCTCTCTAATGCACTATCGTACTGCGTCCTAAGTTCCTGTGCTTTTTCTTCAAGTTTAGAACGGGCAATTCTAAGCGCGCGTCCTGACGCTTCACCTCCGCCGGATTCAGCAAGGTCAACTTGTAACTCTGGATATGTTTTCTCTAATTCATCCAATATAGTAAGTATATGTTGAGAAGCGCCGGCAATATCTAAATTACCGATCAGTGGAATAGCATTCGCTTGAGGACTGGAAGAATAAAGAAAAAGAATTTCTTCACGTTCGGGGTTTGGTCTACTTGTTGTTTTATCTTCTCCGGTTACCTTCCTCTTTTCTGGAGATGGGGGGTTGACGCCAGCTAACAACATAGGGGAATCAACAACTTTACGAATCTGATCACCCAACTTTGAAGCTAAATCATCCGCTTCCTGAATCTTTGTACGTCCTGAATTCAATTCTGACAATCCCCAATCCTGCCCTAAATCAATATGTTTAGCCATTACAAGAGGAATAAACCCATACGGTTCTGACCATTTGCTATCAATACCATTCCATGCAAAAGGTTCATTATTCAGGAATGTTTCAAATACCACATCTTCTCCATCACGTGAAGCTTTTTCAGTATAAAGAACAGTCGCCTTTTTTCTTTCCGGTCGTGGATCCTGAATAAAATCAATCAACGAATATGCTTTTACGTTCCCATAATTATCTAAAATTAAGTCTGTAATTCGTGATGGATGAATCACATCAAGATAAACTCTACCCTTATTCACATCGTCAACCACCTTTAAAGCTACATCGCCAAGAATAGTACCTTGCAATGTGAAGATATTTCTACGAACATTCCAATTCGACCATTTCCACAGCATAGATATAGCAGTTCGTACATTATCGTTATCAGTCATAATTGGCAATGCACTTTTCAGTTCTTGACCATCACCGGCTTTCGGATCAAGATACCCACCCATCAAATGAGTACGCCAGAAATCACCAATTCTTGAAGCCGGGTTATAAATATGTCGAATATATTTATACAATCCGTAATTTTTCTTCATCAACTGTGACCAATTATTTAACGATGAATAGGCTGTGTTCTCGTAGTACGCCCAAAATACAGCATAGCGCAATAACCGTGCTTCATAGGTTTTATATTCATCTTTGTGCTGTATGCCATGTGAAAACGATGATTCACGAAAAGTAGTAATTGCACTATTGAAGCTTGCACCCAATTTCTCAAAAAAGTTCATTGATACCTCCTTTTATCCTCTATAATTACCGTAAGGGGATGTACCCCATTCCGAACCATAATCATTTTCAGTGAAAGTAAGCATTAAACTTTCCGCACGATCTGGCGATCTACCTAATAATGCTTTCATCTCATCCTTAGATGATACCCTTATTTTCCCGTTCATAGTAGCATATTGTGGGGTTGTTAATTCTTCTTTTAGTTCTTCATCAGGGGGAATCATAGCAGATGGATCCAATCGTAACCATTCACGCATTGACCACCATAATTGATCCCTCAACTGAAAGAAAGTACCGAATTCCAATTCATAAGTAGGACTGGAAGCAACCTTTACATTAATAGCTTCTTCCAACCCTTCCCTCATCATACGTGTAGCAACACCGGCTCCTACGCCGGTTGCGTCTACATAAGCAGTTTTAACATTCCTTGCCATACATACTGCAGAAGCATGAATGGCAGTAGAATCAGGATCAACCCCGTTCCACAGATAAAGATTATCAACATATCCACCGTATCGAAAACACAAACTGTTAAAATCTTTACCCATTTCTGCAACATCAAGACCAGCTAAAGGCTGTACATAATCAGGTGGTACTTCACCATATTCACGTACATAAGATAGCCAGCGATTCACAGCATTATCAACCCAACCTATACTAATTAATTGCTGTTCAGCCTGTGAAGGATACATTGACAATGTCATATAGAATAATGATGGTTCAGTAACCTTACGAAAACCACCTTGCAAAGGCGGATATGGAACACCGGCTTTTGATTCAGCTATCGAACCCACTAAAAATTCTGGAACCTTAAAGCATTCACTATCAGGATTTTCATTCAATGCCAACGGTCTTGACCATTCGTTAATACGTCTTACAGTGGTTTTTCTATCCACAGCACCGGGTATAACATCTTCTCCGGTTAATACGTTAGGATGATTGAACGCAGAAAGTTCTACAACATTCGCATTCTTATCACGTTCAATTCTCCAAACCGCACCGGCTTTCCAACGTGGGTTAAACATAATTAATAATCGTGCATGACCACCTGACATACAAGATTCAATACCTTTATATACTTCTTCCGGTACTGCATCACCCTCATCAACTATAAATAGTAAATGTGGTGCATGTTTACCGCTAAATTTCGCTTCCCTTTGTTCTGGTGTTCCAGATGAAGGAATTGTTACCCCTGTCAAAAAACTATTCGATGATCTGGAAATATGCAATGATAATATTCTATCGGTTTCAAATAATTCCGGTTTCTTTATTGGCATTCTTCCGATTTCACCCCATAACAAATGACGCAAGTTCGATTCAGGGGGAGCAGCAGAAGTATAAACCTGCGAATCTGGAAAACATTTATAAAACCATATTGCAACCCTAGCAGCCCCATGCGTTTTACCCACAGCGTTCGCTGATCGTGCTATCGTTATCGGATAATCACGCACACTTTCCATCATTATCTTTACATCATCTGTGTAATGATCGCCTAATACTTTTTCACCAAACCCAACCGGATCATTCTGATATTCACTATAAATTCTTACCCCCACATCATCACGTACACTTTCATATTCTTCTGGATTTTCCCTACGCCTTATTTCTAATTCTGATTCAATTTGTAGTATTTGCGTTGGTGATAACAACGAATGGGTTCTCGCCATTTCTGATCCTCTTTAATTGTTCTGTAGTAAGCTCTTTTACGTCAATGTTCATTATGGTAGTAAAATCTTCTTTCTTCATATCATTTAACCCATAAAGTTTAGCCCGTCTATCCATAATCGAAAGACACGCATTCAACGCAAATGTATCTCCCTTTTTAGCACTGTCAAAATATTTGAAAAATAATTCATCTAATCTCTGAATTTCAAGTTCGCGCATTTCTTCAGCTTCTTCCCGGTATTTCTTCTTAATTTCGTCAAGCACGACTTTTACATCGTTATACGCATTTGATGGACTATATCGAGAAGAAATATTAAACTTACCAGCCAATGCCCGCGCAATATCACGATATGAATACCCTTTTTTGCGATATTTAAATACCAGAAGCCGGCGTTCAGCAAGACTTACTTTATCTGGACGCGTTGGGGAAGTTTCCTCTGGATTCCCACTTTCTAATTCAAGTTCATCGTTCGCATTTGTCATATCTTCAACCGTTCAATTCCTTAAGCAGTGTTTAATATCTATACCGGTTTTTTAGGGGATGATTATTTTATATCATCCCCTAAAATTTCATATAATTATTAACTATTGGTGAATCGCCCACCCCCACTACGATTAGCGCGGGGTCGAATTCCAAGCGCGGAACCAACACGCCGGGCTACATTGGTTACACCACTGCGTAACCGAGCAAGTAAATTATTCATTAAACACCTCCATTTCTTTCTTTATAAAAATATACCATATCCAATCATT